CCCTCTCTCCCATGGATTCAATTGCGGCACCTCAATCTGACCTGTCACACCATAAAAGCTTCCGCCAAACATAGTGAGTGCAAGAGCGTCAGCCCCATCAGGGCTTGGCAAACCACGCGAACGCAGATCATCTTTACTCTCAATCTGTATTTGTCCACTCGAAGTTTCTTTAAATCCTAAAGAACATAACTCGCCATGTAGTTCATCCTCATCAGGTATTTGTACCGGCATATCTTGATATAACCAATCACGCAGATCAGACCATAACTCAGCGCGCAAATTTTTAAACTTTTCCTTATCATTCGCAGATCGCGCAACATTAATCCCCTCAACGCATTCAAAACCCATTTCACGCAATCTATCCACAACGCCTGCACCTATTCCTATGCAATCCACATACACTCTAGTTGGTTTTTCATCCATAATGATTCGTTTGATTCGCCCGACAATTTCCATTGTATTATGGTTTCCAAATCTTTCGAGATTGTACGCAACTCTGCCCTTACGGCGGATAATCGCAGTTCGGTCACGATCAGATATAGCGACATCAACACCAATAATAAGATTACTTCCAGATTCGACTTGTTCATGTCGCGCTCTCTCCACATATTTTGAATTGATAAAAGCTCTTGCAATAGCATTTTTAAAGGCTTCTGTTGCACAATTGTGTACTAATATTCCTTGAGCATCAAAAACATGACTTTTCTCATCTATTTCTATATCATAAACAGGCTGAACACCTAAAGATTTAATAGAAATGACTTTATCTTCTAACAAATTAGGAATCGAATGACGACCAATATCTTTCTGAATTAACCATTTATTCAATCTTGCTATTTTTCTTTCTGAAACCAATCCAATTTCTTTACAATATAATCTAGAGGCAGCACTTCTTAAATTTAATCTATTGCCAATATAAAAATGTCCATCTGTATGTCTTTTCTTAATATTATATCGTTTACAAACTATATTAAATCCAAGCAATAACAATTGAATATCTTTACAAAATTGAGTATGTTTACTAAAAAAATCTATGCCAGCATGAGTTTTATGAGCAAATCCATCAGCATCAAACAAACCTTTCAAAAATTCTTTAATGATATATTTAGGGCTTTTCCAAATACAATCAGGAACACAAACTTTTCTTTTAATACCATATTCTTTCTGCTCTATTATTCCTAATGCAAAAAACATTTCTTTAACAAAAGATGCGCTAGTTCGTATTTCCGTTCCATTTTCACTTACTTTTCTTATTTGCGGAATTTTATTAAATAAATCTATAAATAATTTTGTTATCACTTCAATACTTTTTTCATCTCTACTATCATTGACAATTGAAAGTGTATCACCATGATAACTTCCATCACCCATAAAATAACCTAAAAACAATGCCATCTTTTTATTGATCTCAATACTATTTGTAATACAAGGAAATGAATTGAATTTAACAAAAATATTTTCTTGCGTAGAAAATTGTGGGGAAGATAATTGAACAAAATGATTTAATAAATCTTTGGCTTTGCGAAATTCATTATCACAACATAATACTTTATGATCTGGTGTACATTCTAAACCATAACCTAACAATGTTTCAAAATAAATTGTTTCTTTCATGCCTTTATACCAATGATTTTTTATTAGACCAACACTCGTTTTTGAGCCTGTTATTATAGTATTTATTGGTATTAAGCCATAATTTGTACCGATACGTTGTGATCCGACAATACACAAAGGATATTCAACATTAAAGCGCTCACGTCCGGCTTCATAATCCTTGCTAAACTCTGCTATTTTCTTTCTTCGCCACGCTAAATGCGGAATAGTTAAGCCACTATTGCCATAAATAGTATATAAATCCTGCTCTTCATCAGTTAATTTCATGTTATCAGCGATATAAGTATATTCATCTTGCCAATACCACGGCAAAAAGATCGCTTGGTACTCTGAATCAGGGTTCATTGCCTCTAACCAACGCTGATGAAAGTAGTTTCCTATTCCATTAGCTGTACTTTCCATAATTATCTCGGTGCCTTTCTCACCTGAGATCGCTTGCATGACGCCTTGTGAGTGTTCAGCAGCGAATTGCCAGAAAGCGACCTCTGATGCATGCATTAATTGAATCGTCTGTGACCGACCAACCGCTTTATTTCCAGCCGTCCCAACAGCGTACCCAGAATCAAATTCACGAAAGTAAAGTTCTTTCGCATTTGCTGTATCTGGTTTAGGGATAAGTCCGGGTTCGAGGTTCTCATAGAATCGTTGAGCCATTGAGAATAGATTTTTGGTGGCTTCTTTGTCATGTGTGAGAATAAATGCTTTTTTGCCACGCGATGTAATCACCTGATGAAAGAATCGAGCTTGTACATATGTTGAACAACCCATTTGACGGCCTTTCAACAAAATAGCCCGAACGCGGCCTGTCAATTCCCTTTGACGTTCAAGCCGTTCATGCAAAAATGACTGCGCTCGGTTAAACTGGAATGCTTTAGGAAGTCCTGATTTGGTTCTTATCATTAAGAACTTAGGCGCAAATTTCTTAAAGTCTCTAATTGTATTTAGTTGATCCTCCGTGAGCATAATATTAGGATTGAAATTGCATATCGCTAATAATTACCCGAACCCAGACCCATGTATCATCTAATTTTTGTAATAAAGCAGTTAATGCCGCAGGTTCAAGAGAAAGCTGCCTTAAAAAATTACGATACGCTACATATTGAGATTGACCACGCTTCAAGAGCGTATCTCTCATCATGTTAATTTGTTGTTCAGTGGATAAAGGTTGATCGACTAAATCATTTTGTGAAATTACGGTGTCTGTCATAACTCATCCTTATGTTAGACGTTAAATTAGTAAAGCCAAGTTAAGATAACCTGAATGTGTCTCAACTTGGCTTCGCATTGGTGGCTCGTTTATACCACGTCTCGAGCCAAAGACGTGTCCGGAAAGGCGGAGACCCTCCCTGGTATTCTTAAGACCTATTGGCGTTATAGTTAAACTCATTTTCGCCTGGCATTTCAGGACTTAATTGTACATTGCGTTTGGCACCTTCCATCTTGGTCGCAGGATGCGGCGTATTTGCAAGGTCAGCCATATTTCCATAACCCATGCCTTTGTTCATTTCCATATTGTTGCGTGATTCCCAACTCTTTGGCATCGCAACATAATGTTCATCTTTTTTATTCTCTACTGCGCCTGATTCGCCATCAAAATCGCTCATAAAATTCTCCTTTCAATTTAATTATGTATTTTGCGCCACTAATGGAATGTAATATTGTGTTCCATCTACACTAATTCTCAATACTTTGCTTGGCGTTGGCGGTGTTGCATTACCCCAGGAACCAGATGTCGTACCAGAATTAATGAAATAAGTAACCCCTGATAATCCAAGATTAGTGTTTAACAATAATAAATTCTGCGAACCACCGTATAAGTAAATTTGCCCTTGCGTAACGACAGCCGTTGTATTCGTCATGGCAATACCATAAAGACCGGTTTGATCAGTCAAAGTTCCTGAACTCGTACCATAATCACCCCAAATGGGAGCCATTTGACCCGCATTAACAGTAGCAGCGCTTATATCCAATTGACCAAATACACCGGCATTCCATGAACTACCTGAAATAGTACCGGTTGGGATTAATTTACCTTGTATTCCATACAAGAAACCGCCTGATGCGCCCACATAATCAACTTCGCCACGAACACCGACAAGATTACCGGAAGTCATAGTCGCATTAGTGCCTGTCATTAAACCTTTAAATGCGCGAATAGTGCCAGGCGTTGCCGATGTAGTGCTTCCTGAAACACTTTGACCTGCCGCAACAGAAGACAATAAGAAATTAGCGGTAGATGCACCAGAATCAGGAATTGATATAACTTGAGATTGACCAATCGTTGAAGAATTACTAATAGTCGTTGAAAAGTTACCGCTACCATTTGTGACTGCGGCAAGTACTAAAGCGCCACTAGTTGCGCCACCGGGGAAAGAACTAACTGTTCCTGCTGTTCCAGATAAGCCAGCAGCAATATTGCCGGCATGAGTAGCAAGTGCTGTAGTATCGTCAACCGTACCAGCTGTATCAGTAAAGACCGCCATCCTATTAGCAACAGTTGCGCTATTAGCCATGACGACATTTGTTTTTGAAGCATCAGAAGGAAGATAACCTAAATCTTCAATATTTCCGCTTGTTGAAGCAAATACCGCAAAATCACCCACAACAACAGGCGCGCCAATAACGGTGGTTGAAAACGCGAATAACACGAGGCGAGTAAAGGCGGCGTTAACTGTTGCAAGTGCTACACCATCAGAAGCAGAGAGAACGATTAAATCATTTGTTTCCCATGTCCATTGTCCATCATTTAAAGCGGTAATATTCGCATTTTGAGCCGTCAAATAACCAGCAGCGGTTGCGGTTGCAATGCTATCGGAAGTATCTAATTGCACGAGTGAATTTGTTGCGCCAGTAATGCGCTTAATATAGGTTACTGCCATAGTTCAATCTCCTTATCAAACTGTGTATTATTCTGTGCTTTCATCCATATAAAAGCAACAGGGATTTTAAAGCTTATCAATCAGTTTTTGCATTAACGAATCGTTAGCGACACCATGTTCCGTTTCTTGTTTATCCTTCCAGCCAAAACGGTTCTTCATATTCATATACCAAAGGGTTGAATTAAAATCTTTATCACGCAATGCAATGCGACCATTCTTTTCCCACCAACCTTTTGAGTATTCACGACCATTTTTTATGGCCTCTTTAAAATCAGGGAATCTTTCCATCCATGCATAGATAGTAGAATAACCAATATCAAGTTCAAGACCTATTTCAGCAATTGACATGCCTTGTTTTAAAAGCGGAATAACTTTCTCGCATAAATCGGGGGTATAATCTGGAGGACGACCCATAAACTAATCCTTTAATTTAGGTTATTTTATTATAACTCCTCTCAAGCCATTCGTCTAAAGCTGATTTATTATCTGCATTAAGCTCCGCTCTCAACCGACATATTCCCGCCCGTTCAGAACGCATAGCAGCGAGTAAAAAAGTAGAGGAGACAGAGTTAATCGCTTCCAATGTCATCAACCCTAAAATACCATCATCCAATAAAGCGTGACGATTTCTAACAACGGCCCAATATGCTCTTTGAACGCATTTTATACCTGGCGAAATACCCATATTAACGCATGCATCAAAAAGATAATTAACTACGTCCTGACTTTTAATCTTTTCAAATGGTGCATGACTCCAATATTCGCCCTTATAAAACGCATGTGCTTGTTCAAGCGTTAAATCACGAATAGTATCTGTCGTCACATAAATAGGAATGCTATAAAGCCTCAATCGTTCTTGTGGGGTTTCTTTCAGTGTACGAAACGATATACCATAATTTGTGATACCGCCTGGATCGTTTGGGTTTTCCTCTATACCACCCTCACGTAAAAGCACATACTTAAAAGCTGGCTCGAATAAAGTCATTCGTAGTCATCCTTGATAAATAGCTTATTCTCACTTTATCACATGGCCGTCTACATTGAGAACAAACCAAATAAGCTGCCTCGTTTCCTTCTTCCATTATCACTTCTTTTCCACAGCAAAGACTTTCCATAATCTGTCATCCATAACATAATTTGGACATTTATTATACATAAAAACATTTACAATTCTATCTCTAAAAAGCTTGTATTATGCTGCGCGTACACTTACTATAAGCATACAAACAAGAGGAGCAAATAAAAATGAAATCACAAATAAACTTCGACACTCTCGAATATATGGAAGATCTAAAAAGATCAGGATTCACTCAAGAACAAGCTATAGGCATCACCCAAGCAACAGCTAAAGCTTTGGGTCAAATGATTGATGCTAAACAATTAACGACAAAAACAGATATAAGCGACATTAAACAAATTTTAGCTCAAATGGAAATAGGACTCTCTAAAATGGAATTACGCATATATAAAATAATATTCAGTATGTTTGTTGCTTTCGGATTTATTCAACATTTTCTTAAATAAAGAGAAAATAACAACATGTTAATTATTCTAACTATAATTTTTTTCATGTGGTTATGCGCTATAATATTAGGCACTCCCATATGGCTTTATATTACTTTTATTGTAATGGCTATTTTAACTAAACTAGGATTTGCTTAATGACCACCACTGTCAAACGCATCACAATCAGCTTAACCAAAGAAGACGAGCGCCAACTAGAGGCGCTCTCCTCCCACTTAGGCGAAGGCCAAAGCCAAATCATACGACGTGCCATTACTTGTTTTTATCAATGGCACTATCTTGATCGTCCCAGAGAGGCAAAGCCAGATAATTTCCCACAATCTTAATACTCTCCTCAAACGACCAACTCACATATACCGCATAGGACGCATTTAAAAGCGTTTTAAGCCACCATTCTTGCGCCCCACTCATTCGCCCATGCGGTTTAGCTTTAAGCTCCAAAAACAGCCCGTGGTGCGGTTTACGGGCCATTGTCACCATAACATCACAAATGCCCGGACTCATTCCCATCATTTTGGCCGCGCGTGCCTCTTTTTCTCTCATATGACCTTCATTGAACGGGGCAAAATGCGGGATCTGCTTTTGAATCAACCAGCGATGGAGTCGCATTTGGTGTTTTCTCTCGTTCTCACCAAGCGAAATAGCGGCTGCTTCCTTCTCAAGCTGCAGTGTTACTTCGGTAGTGCTTGGCGTCTGTCCGTTTCCATAAAGCGCTCCGAGGCATTGTAGTCGTACCTTATCCATCCGCAATCCTTTGCTTGTTGAATAAGTTGTCTAAAACACAATATAGCCGGTTCTAGCCCAAATTTATACTCTCGCACAATATCTCTACAATATTCATTTATTGCTTCTTTTTCAGCCTCATTACTTATTGATCTATTGTAAATACACTCCACCTGCATAATTAAATTACATAATTCTTTTTTTAGATCATTCCATGTTCTTATTTTTTCCATTCTTTACACCTCTTACAACTCTGTATATATATATAGTGTAAATAAAATGTAAAGAAAATGTAAATAAGTGTATATGATGTAAAGGTTTTACAGACATAGACAACATTTACAATTTTTTACATCGATGTAAAAATGTATAAACCCAGGTCCCATGCGGGTTACAGCATGATGCTATACAAATTGGCTCAGGGACGACCTACCTTCCAATTACACCTTCCCTTCTTAATTTATCTATTGCCCTATAAACCTTATTTGGATAACATTTGATACCATCTTTATTTATTGCTTCATTTATTTTCATCTCTTTTAATCCTCTCTGCCAATAAGTAAGAACAAGTTTCTCGAAGTCTGACGCCATCTCTTCGACTGAAAAGGTACCATCCAAGTTATTAATGGCATAAAAATCATCAGCCTCTTTTCCATAAAAATCACGTGTTTTTTGATAAACCACTTTAATTTTGTTTTTCTGATCGTTTTCGTCTGAAGCGTGCTGAAGTGAAATTACGGTGTTAGCAATAGTGATTCGAGCGCATGTGCCAAGTTGTTTTGTAACATCTGAACTAGAATGATGAATTAAAAAAAAGAATATTCCCTTTTTTCTAAACATTTTTATCCATTCTTGAATAGCGTGCCATTCATTTGCTTTATTAAGGTCAGTTGCGGAAAGATTAAGCAGATTGTCTAAAAATACACCTTCATATTTATGCTTTAAAATATGTTTTGTATAAAAATTACGACCGGCTTCGGTATCAATTTTTGGAATATTCCCATTTGGGAATTTGTCATAAAAAATATAATCAAGATTATTGAAAAAAAGATCTCCTTGTTTTTTGTGAATAGTATAGA